TGGCTGTACGGAGCGTTAGCTGTAGTCTTATACCCTTCGGCATGAGAATAGTACGCTGATGCAACATTGTTTTTGTAGTCGTTGAACACCTCACAGTTTTTATCTGCGTTGGTAAACTTTCCGACACCGCCGGCATTACCGGTAGTAATTTTGTTGTTTATGATTTTCTGCGTATTTTCTGCCGTTGCCTTGTTCAGCACATTAAGCACTTTCAGCTTTTTGTCACCGCAGACATAGCTTTGCGTATGCTTGCCGTTTACGTACTCGTCTGTAATTTCAGTTATGACCGTTTCGTACTCCACTCCGTCAATGCGGATAGATACCTTCTGTGCAAGCTCAGGTTCGGTTTCATCATCCATAAACAGCGGTTCTATCTCAAAATCATCGGATATTACATATTCTTCCGCTGCCTTAAGTGCGTATCTGTCTATCTCGGCTACACTGTCGGTATCGACATCAAGCACAACCTCTTTGCGTTTTACTCCGCTTGCGGTATCATCGGGGCGCTTCACGCATTTTACCGTGACATCATCACCACTACCGACTACGGCATATATAGCGTTTTTGTATGCCGATGTTCCGTCCTTGCGTGTATAACTTTTTATGTTATACCTGCTCTCGTCTATGATGATAACAGGCTTATCCTCGCTTGACTCCATGTGCGGATTGTAGTTGTCACCGTCTTCCGCATTATCATCTATAATCAGCCGCATATCGTAAAAATGCGTCTTGCAGTTTTTTAGCAGATTAAAAATTGCTGTGCTGACAGGCTCAAGACGTGTCATGTAGCGGTCATCCTGTATGCCTGTAAGCGGCGGGTCTGCGTTAATCTGGTCAACGGGCATCGTTATACCGAACATACCGTATATCTGTCTGTCGCTGTCTGTAGCATTAACGATATTGTAGTTGACGATGTCCGAGATACACGAAAATGTCGTGCCACTTGTGACATAATAGCCGTATGTTCCCTTGTCCTGTTCTTCTTTTGGAAAAAGCGTGACACGAAGCGCAAACAGATACTTTAAGTCGTATCCGGTGACGGCTATCTTATCGTCCTTCTTCTCAATGTCTGTAACATAAAGAAACGTTCCTTTTACTATACGCTTTGTCGGATCGCTTGCTATATATGTCTGACCGAGCTTTTCCCCGACTATCAGCATACGGTCCGGCTGTATACATCCGGCTTCATCAGCATGTGTAGGTATTGTCATCTCGAAACTGCCGATGTCGTATGCTCTGCGTGTATACTTGAAACTTTCAATATCAGATACGATACCGACGAGATTCTGCGAGAACTTTGGCTTCTTTACCGATAAAAAATCGTATACTCTAACTATCATCAGATACTCCTTACATAATCAAAACGCACCAGCTTTGCTTTTATCGTGCCTGCTGTTGCAATGTTCTTTACCGATAAAGTGTTATTGCCGGGATAAATATACTGCGATGTTGACTTTATCAGGTCAATACCGGTACGTTGAGAATACGGTATATACACCTTGCCAAGAAGTCCCCAGTCAATGTTTATCACATCACTTGTGCTCAGGTATTTTGTCAGCTGAAGCTCTCCTGTGGCGCTTTTGTATGTCCCCTGTGGCTCTTTGCCGTAGACGCTCATGCTGTTGTACGACACAGGCATTTCACGCCCCGAAAGCGTAATTATTGCCGAATGCGTATCGGTACCCGTCATGGCAGCTGTTGCCGTTATGCTGAGCATAGCCGGCACTTTATCCTCCGTCTGCGCTGTGAAATTTACCGACTGCGTTTTTCCTGCAGTTGCCGATACTTCCACATCTCCCGCTTTTACACGCCAGAACGGAACGTATGACAGTATCGATATTTTCGCTGTGCACAGCACACCTGCCTGCCGTTCTACCGCAGGCAACTCACTGACAACCCCCTCAATCTGATATGTCTTGCCGGCGCTGTTCGTGTATTTCAGCGTACCTTCAACACCGGCGGGAAAGTACCGCAGGAGTTTTCTGCGAAGCTCGTACATCGTAGCCGGCTTTCCGCTGCGAGGAAGCAGAGCGATTTCTGCGGTGATAGTACGGATATTTGCTTTTGCTCCGTAAAAACCCGCTCCGTCAAAGCCGACACGCTCCGAGCTGTCGTGCTTATATCCGAGAGCATTTCCCTCAAAGCTAAGCAGGTGGAGCGGTATGTATCCGTCTGCGTCAGATGATGTATTAACATCATCGATAGTCACCGCCGTGCCGAGAACGGTTGAAAATGTGATTTTCTCCATACTTTTCTCCTATCTGATTACAATATCGTCCATCAGTGCGTCCTTGACCGCCTTTGTTATCTGAGCCATTGTCAGAGCCGTACCGATAAGGTTAACGTTCGCCGTGTTATTCCGTGTATTGTCGTTATTGACTATGCTTTCAACGGTTTTTGAGCCGTCAGCCATAGCCGACATTATCTGCTGTACGGTTTTCAAGCTTTCGTTAATTGCGCTGATCTGATTGTTGTAGCTTTTCTGCTCGCTTTCATACTTTGCGTTTGCGGCATCCTTACGGGCCTGTGCGTTCCTCTGCCATTCCTTTTCCGCCTTATCATCGTACAATCCCTGTAACTTTTTCTCCATCTGCTCACGGGAGAATTCGTCAAGCTGACTGTATTTAAGCTGTGCTTTAACTTCGTTTATCTGCTTTTCGAGGTCGTTGTCCTCATTCAAACGCTTGCGGGCTTCGATTTCATCGTCAATCGCTTTTATCGTAGCGTCACGAAGCTCTTTCTTTGCTTCAAGTTCACGCTTTATGAGGGCGATTTTTTTATCTGCTTCGGTCTTGTATGCCTCCGAAGCTTTCTTAAACTCGTTATCGGAACTGCTTGATGATGAAGAACTGCCCGAACCGCTGAAACTACCAGCTTCCATATAGGTATCGAAGTTGTCATACATTGCCTTTAGTGCGTCACGCTTGAGCTTATCGGTATCGCCCTCTATTTCGGCAGAGATAAGCAGCTTTGAGTATTTCGCCATACCTGCGGCATCATTTGCCTTAAAGGCTTCATCGTACTTTTTCTGATAGTCGTCTGATTCGGCGATTTTAGCGTCGTACTCCGCTATCTGTGAAGCAAGCTTTGCCTTTGCAAGCTCCTTGTACGCTTCTGTGTTCAGCTTTATCTTGCCCGTTTCGTTGTCCAGGCTTATGCACTGCGTATACCCTGCGTCTATAAGCTTCAGCATAGTGTCATAGGATATATTGCCGTTCTTCCCCTGCTCTGCGTAGGCAAAAGCCAGTTCGTTAAGATTCTTGACGAGTGTCGATGTGCTGTCGGCAAGTTCTTCGGTGGTTTTTATGTTATTGTTTTTGGTCTCGGTGTTTTCTTCGGTTTTCTTAGTTGTGGTTTCTGTTGCGGCGGCGTTTCCATCGGTGGCGGTAGTGAGTGCGGCAAGCGAATCTTTAAGGGAATCATTATTATTTTTTATATCCTGCAATTCTTTCAGCCTGTCAAATACTGTATCATAAGTATCGGATAATTCTCCGTTAGCCTCGCCTGTTTCAAGAATAGCGTCCTTCAGACTTTGGTATATATCAATCTGCTCATCAATATCAGCATATTGAATCAGAGTGCTGAAGCTGCCACTTTCGGCGGTCATACCGAAAGGTATGTTGATTTTAGCGAAGGCGGGATTGGTATTATATTTTTCCATCAAGCTGTTGATACGCTCGTCCAGAATATCTTTGGACTTGCCCGTATACTGAAAATCAAATGTAAACGAATTGCCTTCTATTTCTTTTATCTCTTTCGAAGACGTTGCAAGGTCTTTTTTTATACGGTTAATTTCACGGTTTTTTTGGTCTTCGGATAAGTTTTTCAACAATTTCAGCTGTTCTTCATATTTGCCGTTGACTAAATCAATATTGCTTGCCGAATCGCTGAAGGTTGCATTCAAAGTTTGCTGAATAGCGTTCAGCTGTTCGGCTTTGGTTGTTACATCGGCACTGCTCTCCGATATATTCTTATAATCGCTGATAATCTGCGATAATTTCTTGTTCTCATCAACAAACGACTGCGCTTCTGACGCCATACTGCCTATACTGCTGTGCAGCTTATCCACACTGTCCGCTGCATTTCCTGCCGACATGGCGAACGCGCCCCCGATGGCACTTACCGCCGCAAGGGCAAGGGAGCCTAGCAGCACATACGGATTAGCCGCACCGACAGCATTGAAAGCCGCCTGCGCCGTTGTTGCTACCTTTGTCGCAGTTGTAAAGCTCTTTACTGCCGCTACTGTTGCACTTATGACATTACCCATTCCGATAGCGACTTTAAACGTGCCGAGAGCCACAGCCCCCGCTATTATTGCTTCCTTGAAGTCAAGCCCTACAGAGATAGCCTGCTTCAGAAAAGCGATAAGGTTTTTCAGCAGTACGCCTACTCCCTGCGCCCACTTATCGAGCGTTCCGTCCTCCTCCCACTCTGCTAAGAGATCGGACGCTTCCTGTAATGCCGACTTTACTTCTCCGAAAGCGCCCTCGCCCATTTTACGCATAAATTCGGACAGATTATCCTGCAAGGTACTGAGCATACCCTGCATAGTCTGCGACTGCTTTTCCATCATTCCCGCAAACTTTCCGTTACCTGTTGTAAGCCCAGTTATAGCCTTGTTCAGTGCGTCTATGCCGACCTCGCCCTTTGATACCATTTTTGAGAACTCTTCACCGGTCACGCCTATGCTTTCGGCAAGTGCTGTCTGAAGCGGTACACCTGCCTCCGTCATCTGCATAAGTTCTTCGCCGGTGACCTTGCCCTTTGCAAGCATCTGACCGTATGCAAGCGTTATTCTGTCCATTTTCTCGGCGTTTCCACTCGCAAGGTCACCGAGCTTTGTCATAGTGTCAATCAGAGTGCTTTCATCCACACCATAGCTCATCAGAAGCGAACCGCCGGAGATTACGTTTTCAAGCGTAAGCGGTGTCTTTGCGGCAAAGTCCCGCATTTTCTCTATCATTGCCGACGCTTTTGACGCAGAACCGAGCATAACCTCAAGAGATGTCGTGTGCTGCTCCATTTCGGCATTTGAGCCTATCAGCAGATCCCACAGTTTTTTACCGCCGTAAGCCGCAATAAAGCCGGTTATCAGCGTTTTCATCTTTTTCATCTCATCGGAAACACCGGAAACGCCTGCTTTTTGTTTTTTTAGTTCGTTTGTGGTATTTTTAAGCCCGTTTTTTAAGTCAATCTGCTCGGTTTTAAGCTGTGCGGCTCTGGTGCGAGCCTTGTCAATCTCTTTTTCAAGCTCCGCCATACGGGCTTTCTGTTCTTTTGTAGCCGTGCCGTTTTCTTTCTCGGCTGTCTTCAGCTGATCAAGTTCTTTTTCGTATTCCTTTGTTTTTTTGTTTGTATCGGCAAGCTCTTTCTTGTTCGTTTCAAGGGCTTTGTTAAGCTCGGTAAGCTGGGCTTTTATTTCCTGTACGCCCTTAGAAAATTTTGTACTGTTTGCCCCAAAATTCGCAGTAAGTTCCTGTGCCATTATTTTTTACCTCCCTTTTCCCACAGTTCTTCTATTTCGTCACGGAAGCGGTTTTCTGCAAGCTCCGTGATTGCTTTCTTCTTTGATATAAGCGCCGCTCTGATGTGCGAGTATGCCTGCACAGCGCCTATTTTTCTGCCGAGCTTATCCCTGCCGCCTTTTTTACGGCTCTTTTTACCCGGTCTGCCAAACTCGACAATTACGCTTTCAGGATGTGCTTTAATTGTAGCTGTGTCATACCCGGCTTTCACTTTGTACAGCTTGCCTGTTTTCGTTATCTGCTTTGACAACAGACCGCTGAGCTTTGTCGGAGATCCGTCTTTATTCGACCTGCCCTGCAGCATTCGCCGTTCTTCGTCTATCAGTTCACCGCCGACTTCTTCAAGAATTTCGGGGATGATTTTGTTGTTCAGCTTGCTATCCATTTCGTTTACTACTTGAATGAGATCTTTAAGGTCCATTCCGGATAAATCAAGAGTAAATAAATCATCGGACATTTTATTGCTCCTTTCAGAAATTTGGGTATAAAAAATCCACCCCTTTCGGAGTGGATGATTTATTCAGTTTGTGCAAGTTAACATTTGGTTTTGTTAAGCTGTCTGACTTAACATTGTTCATACAGTTTGCTTTGAATAAGAGAATCAATCTCTTTTATACGTTCTTCGCTAAGCCGGCTTGACATACTGCTGTATATATTCAAAGTTTCAGATGTTCCAAGCCAAAACAACGTTGCGTAAGCATAATCGGAAACAGAATACCCAAACACTTTGCCGAGTTCTCGTTCATTCGAATGCAAATGAGTAAAAGAAATTATCTCATCGAGTTCTTTAGGCGTATATTTTTTGTTTTTAGAAACCGTTAACATAAATGAAACCTTTTCCAAAATGCCTTTTTTATCCATAAATTTCTTTCCTCCTTTTTTCTATCTCGTTCAGAATTTTCTTCTCAGCTTCAGTGTTTTTATATTGACGGGCATAAAATAGCTCTTCTTCGTATCCTCGCTTTTCATAATTGAAAAATTTATCTCTATCGGACAAATAGTATAAAATTCCGGGATTTCCGTTATCCATATCATCTTTAAAGTGACGATATTCATGCTTTACGGCAGCTAAAGACGCATTCTCGTCAATCCGTATCTCTCCCGGTGTTCCTTTTCTTACGTTGCATACCATTTTATTCGAATCAGACAAAAGGACAAATTTTCCACCTGCTGATTTTACACTATCCATTATTTCTTTTAATTCTTCGGGATTATTTTCTTTTGCACTTCCCATTGTTTCACGCATATAATCGCCATAACAATGGAATGTATTTTCTTTTATTATACCACTTTCACCGCCGTTGTCAACCCCGCTACCGCTTGTAAACCTACCCGTGTGCGGGTCGTGGTTATGGTTATATCTGAGCAGTATCCCTATCTCTTCAAGACACCTCAGTTCCATATCGGTGAGAAACAGGTCGTACCTGTCGCTGTGGCATAATTCGATTATACCGAAATATCCTTGTATCAGTGTCATTTTATCAGCATTCCTATAACTACCGACAGCAGACCACCTATAGCCCCTGCTATCATAAATTCTGCGTGATCAAGCAAAAATTCCTTTATTCTTTCCATAATATCCTCCTAATACTGCACAAACACGCCGCAATCGCCGTTGAGTATCTCCTGCTGAAGCAGATACACCGCATTTATCAGCGACACCACCATATCGAC